CCGATTTCGCTGCGATGGTACGCCAGCATCTTTGCCCATTCAGACTTTCCCATCAAGCTGCCACCTCCTCTTGCGCCCAAACGTACGAAACAATTGCCGGGAACTTGCCTGACTTGTTGATCAGGATTTCGGCAGGCCTGCGCAAGATCGTTGGGTCGTACTCAAGCCAGCTCAATGCCTCCGCGACGTCTGCGGGTATCGCATCGATCTTCGAGCGTATCGCCCACCAGGTCTCGGCCTTCTTCCTGGCGTATCCATCGTGGCTAAGGAATACCCATTCGGTTGCAGGGATGATCAGCCCGCTGTGGTACTCGACACGCAGCGACACGCTGTGCCGGCCGTTCTCACCGTACTTGACGTGCGACCGATAAGTCACGTTGTCGATCGGTACGCGCACGATCATGGCCTCCTGCTGCGAAGACATGATCGCGGCTGCTGACGCCTTGTCGTCGTGATTGACGCGCTCTGGCGGCGGGAACTCCGCACCGCAGTCAGTACATCTCAGGGCTGCCGTCGGGTTCTGGCTGCCGCACTCGGGGCAAAGCTTGAAGGGTGCCTCCCTTTTCTTTTTTGGCTTGGGCATGCGCCCCTTGATTGCATCCACCGGGCCCATCTCGATGGTGGTGTCGGTGAAGTCAGCCCATAAGCAGTCGGTCTTCCCATCAGCAATGCGCATCCCGCGGCCAGCGATCTGAACGTACAGCACCGGGCTCTTGGTTGCGCGTAGCAGGGCGATGAAGTCAACCTCCGGCACGTCAAAGCCTGTGGTGAGTACCGCCACATTGACAAGGCAGCGCAGCTTGCCAGTGCGAAAGCCCTGAATGATTGCAGCGCGCTCAGCCTTGGGCGTTTCAGCGGACACAACATCGACCGCAACCCCGAGACGCTTAAGCTCATTAGCAACCGACTCGGCGTGGTCAATCGTGACCGCAAAGACAAGCCAGCGCTTGCGCTCATAAGCAAGCTTGACGATCTCTGCGCATGCGCTCGTGACGACGCTTTTGCGATTGGCGATCCTCTCGAGGTCCGCAAGCACATAGTCACCGTTCTGAATCCTAGCTTCGGATGTGTCGATTCTTGTAGCGGTTGTCGCCGGCACGAGCGGCGCCAGGAAACCGTCATCGACAAGCTCGCGCATGGTTACCTTGGTAGCGACATGCGTGAAGAGCGAATCCTTCTCGGCGGTAAGCCACACGCCATTGCCGCGGAAGGGCGTGCCCGTCCAACCGATGACGCGTGTCCGCGGGTTGTATCGCATCAGGTCCGAGATGAACTGCCGCCACATGCCCGTCTGCTTTGGGTTGATCAGGTGGCACTCGTCAGCAAGCACAATGTCGATGCGGCCAAGCTTGTGGGCGTCCTTGTAGATGCTGCCGATGGTTGCGTAGGTAAGCTGGTGGCCAAGCTCCTTCTTGCCTATAGCGGCGCTGTAAAGGCCTACGCTGGCCCGTGGCCAGATCTTTAGGAGCTTGTCGACGTTCTGCTCGAGCAGCTCCTTCTGATGGACCAGCACGAGAATGCGGGTGCCTGGGAACTCGGTATCGGCGCGCTGTGCAAGCGCCGCGATCATGAGTGACTTGCCTGCACCGACGCATGCCTCAACGATCGGGTTGCCACCGTCATGCTTCGTAAACCAGGCCCATAGCTCGTCAAGGGTTCGTTGTTGGTAGGGGCGAAGGTTCACTCCACCACCTCGCTCGCCATGCCTTCGGCAGCCAGTGCAGCCTTGAATTGGCCGGTCGATCCGCCTAGTGCGCGAATGTCTTTCACCGCGCGAATCTCCTTGCTACTGAATGCGTCAGCGGCCTCGCCGTTCTTGAACTTTTCGCCCGTCTCGAGCAGCGTGTACTTGACATCACCATTGACATAGCCCGTCTGCTCAGCAACACGCTCAAGCATGATCGGGATAAACCGATGGCTCGGACACTCCTGCGCTTCGCGCTGTGCCATAAGCCCGACTTCGCCAAAAAGTTCGCAAGTCCATTTGCCGTCTTCGCCATCCATGACGGGTGTGCTATGCGCGCAAGTGCGGCAGTTGACCGCGGGTATTTCGGTGCCGTGGCAATGCTCGTAGAAGTCACACATCTTGCACTGCCACCAGGCCGGGTCGTTGCTGATCCGCAAGGGAGGTTCTGCTGCGCGGATCACGCGCTCGGCGCGTTCCATGATCGCTTCAAATGCTTCCTTGTCGGCCTCGACGCGCTCCATGTAAACCGTGTCATCGTTCTTGTTCACGGCCATGTAGAGCGCACGCTTGAGCTCGCCAAGGCCCATGTAAACCTGCATCTGCGCCCAGTGCTGTGGCTTGGCCTTGGCCACGGCTTTAGCCACTAGGTCTTTGAACGACTTGTCGTTGTGCGTCTTGAACTCGAGAACGTGCCAGGTCTTTGGGGACTCAGGCAGGCCTCTAGCGACGCCGTCCATGCTGCCGCCAAAGTGTCCGCCAATAGCGGACACGCGCCACTGCTTGCCGCCAGCGTCGGTATCGTGAACCTCGACGCCAATGCTTTTCAGGTTATCGACAAGCCTGCGCTCCTCGAGCTGCCCGGTCTCAAACAGGCGCAACAGCCTGCCGCTATGCGTCTTTGTGCCTACCCATCGAAACGTGAGCCAGAGGTAGCGCTCGCAGGGGTGGCCAATCAGGCTCGCGCCAAGATGGGGGCGGCGTGGATCTTCTGCTTTGGCCTCGTAGGCGCGGTAGATTTGGGCAACGGTATCGTGGTTGCCTGGAGGGATTGCTGCCATGTGGGATTGCTCCGGTCGTTGTATGGGTAAGGGTGGTCCCTTACCGATACAGGCCCTTGCGGGCCTGCGGAACTAAGCTGCCTGGGCCATCTCTACAAGGTCTGGCGCATCGCCCGCAACTTCGACCTTGACGCCCGCATTCATGGCGCCGACGATGTCTTTCGCGGTAGCGATGTTGACTTCATAGCGGCGCTGAGCGACGTGCCGAACGGCTGCCGATCGGGTGGTGGCCTCGACCAGGTAGTACTCGTTTTCATTGCTGACTGCGTAGATACGGGTGCTCACGATTGCGACTCCTCGGGAGTTGGTTCGTTAGATGCCTCTACGGCTTGCGTATCGGCCGCCTGAGCGCTTTGCTGGTTCTGTTGGAGCTGATATGCGTACTGGCCTGCGATCTCGTTGTAGAGGGGCTGTGATCGCTTCATGGGAAGTTCGGCTAGAGCTTCGAGCACAAGCTCGATGCCTGGCGCGATCATTTTGATGTTAAAGATCTGAGGTTGACTCATTTAACTCTCCAGACACGAAGGCCGCCTTCGGGTGTTTGACGAATGGAAAACTTCTTGCCGTCTTTCTTGCCGTGAGCCCAGCCAGCGCGTGCAACTTGCGTGGATCGCTTCTTTGCGTCCTCGCTTGCAGGGATGGAAAAGCTATCGCCTACTTGCATGTCCGCAAACGGGTAAACGGTTTTCCCAATTCGTGCGGGCATTGGGATGCCCTTTTCAATGACGAAGTTCATGCTGCTGTCTTACCTTTCAGCCACGGGGCTACGGGTTGTGAAGTGTTTGCTGCGGGTGCAGCGCTGGCTACAGATGGGGGTGCTGCTGGCCTGGCGGCAGGTGCTGCGGGTAGCAACTGGCCAGTTTGAGATACAGGCTTGTAGCCTGCGATCTCGTTTTGGTCCTCGTACCGACCGGTGTCGTCCTTGCGGACCTTGACGCGAACCTGCACTGGCTTGTAGTGCAGCATGTTCGAATCAGGTAGCGTCACAAGACCGATCGACTCGCAAAGCTCACGCAACTGCTGCTTGGCGATGCCCTCGGCCGTGGGGTTGTTGTGGCGGATGTTTAGCCGAGCCCAAAGCTTACGATTGCGGTAGCCGTCGGAGAGCACTTCAAAGGTAAGCTTGAGCGCGTCGCCGTTGCCGCTGTTGAGCGGAACGATTTCAGACTCAGTGACCTGCGCGGTGTACCAGCCTGCGGGCAGGAGCTCGTAGTTGTTCTCGCGCTTTTCAACTTCGTTGACGTTAAAGTTCAGAATTGCCATGAAGGGTGTCCTTTCTGTGGATTACTTGGCAGTGGTGGAAATGACCTTGGAGGCGATGCCGGCTAGGTCGGGTGCTTCAAACATGTCGAGGCAGCCGGAGCGATCCTTGGCCTCGTAGTTGAAGTCGCGTTGCGTCTGCAGCCAGCGCGTGGGATTGCCGTCGGCATCCTTCTCCACGCGTAGCGCAAACACGAAATCAAAGAAGTACCCGACGCCTTGCTTGAGCATGTTGCCGGGCATGGCGGGGTAGTACAGCATCGCGCCGGTCTGCTCGTCCTTGGCGCGCTCCTGCTTGCAGGAGAAGTA